TCGCTGGGGGCGATCAACAACATCACTACCGCGATGACGGGAGCCCTAATCTCGGGCAACACCATCTTCAACCAGACGGCCTCGAGCACGAAGGCGATGGTGTTCCTCTCCACGTCAACGGGAGTGATCTCCGATAACCGGATGCAGATCCTTTCTGGGGCAGCGCCGATAACTGGAGCGGCTATGAGTTGGGCGGGAGGTAATTATTACGCTGCGACTATTGCCACGGCAGGCACTTTGATCTAAGGTGTTACCATGCTTAGCAATACCAATTGTGTGGGCAGGATCCAGTTTGTCAACGGAAACTCAATTGTCGCTCCTCTTACTATCGGGAACACTTACGAGGTCGTCGCCTGGCTTAAAGGAATAGGACTGGAAGCTTTGGTTGTGGACGATAACGGGAATGTATACGTAGCTATTAACGTACAAGATCCTGTTCAGTGGACTGTTCTCAGTCTTTAGGGAGTCCCTCATGGCTTCGGTTTGGGCAAAAGCTCTCAGCGGGACCGACCCCGGTTCCAAGAATGTTCACGTCCAAGTGAACGGCGTTGTGGATGGGGGAGGATTGGATTGGCAGACCCTCATCGCGGTGAAGGACTTCCACGCCAGTGGCCTCCGTCTCGACGCTGTCAGCTACGCCCTCTCCGACAAGCTTGAGGTCTTGCTCGCCTGGGACAAGGACGTGGATGGGGAGGAGCCGCACGTGTTCCTCCCTCTCAACGGCCGAGGGCGGTTGGACTTCGACTCCGTTAACGGGTTGCAGAATACGGTGGGGGAAGGAAAGACGGGGAATGTCCTTGTTTATGCCGCCCCTACCGCGGCAGTGACCCGCCCCTTGTACTTCACACTCGCTCTCGATTTTTCGAAGCAGAGGAGTTAATATGGCAAATCGAAGCGCAGACGCAACCGTCCCCGCGCATGATGCGGTAGTGGTGGTGCCCAATGACAACACTGTTATCCCGGTGACCCGGGGTCTGTATGTGGGCGTCTCGGGAAACATCACTGTTCGTATGATCGACCAAGCGGTCCCGTACAACACTACCGGCAACACAGTCACTTTCACTGCCGTCCCCGTTGGAATCCTTCCTGTCCAGGTGGACAAGATCCTTTCCAGCGGTACGACCGCAAGCAGCATTCTCGCTCTGTACTGAGGAATTGCCATGCACTCGAAGCGCTCTCATGAAGGTTGGCTCTTCTCGTCGAACGGTATGACAGGCCGAACGACTGAGTGTGCAACCATCACGTGTTCCCACTGTCAACAGGTCATGATCGTCAACCCCTTGCGCAACAGGGAAAGAGCCTATTGCACTGGGTGCGACCATTACATCTGTGATGGTTGTGGAGCTGTTCGAGCGCTCAACGGAGGAAAATGCCGCACATTCAAGCAAATCGTTGAGGAAGCGCAAGAGGCAGCGGCCGTCGGTCGTACGCCTTCCGGAATCATCCTTTCACCTTATTAGGAGCCTGTTATGGCCAAGCGTGTTTTGGGTCTCACGACCTTCACCCCCACCGCGACGGCGGACACGACCAATCTGGTCGATGCCACGTACTTCGGTGTGATTCAAGGTGGTTCGTCCACCCAGCGGATCAACATTCTCGAAATCTTCATGGGAGGGCAAGCTGGTTCGTCGGCCCCCACTTTCATGCTGCTCGCCCGTGACAGCACGATTGCAGTGACCGTTTCGTCAGGCACTGGCCAGACGGATGCAGCGATGGACGCCTCCACGGCAGCCCTTGCCGCTCCGCCGGTCGTCGGGAATACCGCGACCACCAAGCCGCAGCGTTCGTCCACCCTCCACCTGCTGAACCTCTCGTTCAACGCGTTTGGCGGTCTGGTGCGGTGGCTGGCGGCGCCCGGGGAAGAGATCACCACCATCGGCAATACCGCATCGCTGGGAGAAGTTTCCCTCTCTGCATTCACTGGTGGCACCCCCGGCCTGATGGGCGGCCACATCATCTACGAACCGTTCTAAGTCGAACGTAGGCGAGTATCATGGCAACCATACTGCGTGACCCTCTGATCACTCGCATTGAGCGAGCGAACCCTTCTGCGGCGGCTAACGCCCAACCGTGGAGGGGTTCCAATATCGCATTGCTAACGGCGGTGGTGGTAGTCCAGCCCATCTTCCCGCCATTGTTTCAAAATCCCACTCCTCCGAGGTGGTCTAACGACCTGCGGACGTGGTTCAATTTCCAGACGACTCCGATCACGACTCCGGTCACGGGGTTCGACTTCGTCAATACGCGGTCGAGCCTCCCTCCGCAGCAGCCATACGTCACGCCCAATGTGGCGCTGTCGACGACTCTTCCCCCGGCAATTCCGGCAGGGGTGGCAGGGAGCTACGACCAACCTAATCCGCAATTGCCGGATCGTTTCCGCGTCTTCCGCTTCCCGCAGTACCCGAACTTCCAGGTGCTCCCGCAGCCGAATGCGCAACCCTTCTGCAACGTGGATTGGCCTGTGCCGAAGGGCCCGACGTACCCCATGAGCCTTCGGGTGTTGACGGGGTCGATGGATCTGGGGGATCGTCTCCCTCCGCCGGGGGTCGCAGAGGTCATGAACACCCTGTCGATCAGCATCCTGGCTTCTAATCGGATTGGGTTCTAAATGCCAATCAGCTTTTCCAGCGGAGGATTCCCGATCATCCCTATTGCGGGAGGTGGTGGTGGGGGAGGTGGAGGTGGTGGGGGCAGTGCTCCCGTGATCCTCTTCACCGACTTCCGGGCAGGCCCGATTACGGGAGGGGAGAACAACAAGGGTTGCTACGTGACCGTGTACGGCTTCAACCTTGGGAACTTTGCGGATTACGGAGTCACCAACCACATCACTATTGGGGGAGTGGAGGTAGACAACTATCGCTGCATGTTCAACATGATGGGAGCGGGGTCGGGTGGGCCTGGGCAAGGGGTGTATGAGACTTGGGGGGCAAAGGGGATCACGTTCCAGGTGGGGGCACTGGGGAGCCCGACTCTCGGGGTGGCGCTGAAGATTGATTTGACGGTAGGGGGAGTGCACCCTTCGAACCCTACGGATGGGAGCGGGAACTATAAGAACTTGGCTGTCAAGATGGATGGTTCGGCGAACTCTCTCACGTTCACTCCTAACCCCGGTGCGATCCTCTTTGTGGACAGGGCGAACGGGAATAACGCGAACCCAGGGACTATAGGCTCGCCGCTCAAAGACTTGCAAATCTCCACCGGCTTTGGCGGAGCGTTTTTGTGCGCCACTGGAGCGGGGCAGACGAACGGCATGAAGCCCGGGACGCATGTCATTGATCTGGGCGGGAGTACCAGCACGGCGGGTCTTAGCGGATTTGCCGTGGGGCTCTTCCGTATTGGGGGCACGCTGGAAACGGGGGCCACTAACTCTGGCCCAATCTGCTACACGAGGTACCCTGGGGCAGCGGGAGCGAACTCCCCGGCACTGGTCACGCTCAATCCCGCAATCGATGGAGGAGGGAACGGCGGGGGAGGCTTCAACGGGAACGATACTGCCCGGGCACAAGAGACGAATCCGTATGATGGTCAGCAAGGGTGGGGGCGGTCGATCCACATCTCCAACGTCAAGATCGTTTCGTCGGCGAATGCTGCTCGGGATGGCGCTCCGATTAACCTGGAGTCGAGTGGGAACGATTGGCGGATTGTGAACTGCGATCTGTCGTGGCCGTGGGTTAGTAATGCTTCGAACATCACCAACGCAGCGGGTATCGCTGGCAACGGCACTGATGTGATGTACTTGGGTAACTACATCCATGACATTCGAGGAGTCGTGTCGGCGAATCAGAACCACGGAATGTACATTGACGGTTCGCTGGTGTGTGCGAATGGTGTAGTGGTTTTCTTGAATTGCATCAATACGATTACCGCTGGCAATGGAGTGCAGACGTTTAACTCTCAGGCCTCTGGGGCCATCCAAAACATCTCGGTGCATAACAACTGGGTTGAGAACGTCAACAAGCATGGGCTGAATGTCTCGGACAATACGCAGAGTCGAATCGACTTCAACAACTTTGTGATGGCGTCGGGGGAGGCTGGTTATAACGTTTCGACGGGAGCGGTGACGGTTGCCGCGGGAGTGAAGAATTGGAACAACACCTTTTACGGATGGGCGAGGGTGGTGACGAGCCGCCCTTGCTGGTGGAACCAGGGGATTGTAGGGTCGTCCCCCGCGTCGACGGATACGCGGAACAACATCTTCTGTCAAATCAATGGTTACCCGGGGACGTACACTTGGGTCGTGACCAACGGCGGCACGGACACCTTCGGCTATAACCAGTGGTACGACGTGAATGGCATTGCGGGGAGTAAGCCCTCCAACGACACGACAGGAGCGACAGGTGACCCGCAGTTCACCAATGCTGCTACAAAGGATTTTACGCTGCAAGCGACCAGTCCCTGCGTGGACTCGGGCACTACTCCGTTGCTGAGCACGCCCTATGATTTCCTCCTGAAAACTATCAGTGGTCAGATTGATCGTGGTGCCTATCAACGGGGAGCGACCTACCCATGAGCTTCGTACAAAAGAATACTCTCACAGGTTTCCTGGGGGTAACCTCGGCGTCGTCCAGTATTACTGGAGCGACCCTTCACAACCTACTGGTGTTGTTCATTAGCTGGGATGTGAATGGCGGGACGACAGGACCCTCGCTGGACTCGACTGCAATCGCGGCGGGATGGTTGACAGCGAGGAATCCTGCCGGTATTACAGCGATCGGCAATAGTGGATGGGCAACTGGAATGTCCATCTTCTATCGGCAGGACGCAGCGTCTGGGACCAACACGGTCAATGTGACCTTCCCCAACTCTACCCGAGCACAAACTCTTATTGCGGAGTTCTCGGGGTACGCGACGTCGGGAGCGTTGGACATCACGGCTACGAATAATGTAGCAAACGGTACGACGGTGACGGTTACGAGTGCCACTACGAATCAGGCGACAGAATTGGTAGTGGTTGGGGTGGCTGCCGACTTCGTGGCCAGCAACTCGAACATCGGGATCACCGATCCTCCGACGGGGTATACTTCGTTGGCAGTTCTGCAGGACACCAACACTTATGCAGGACTGGAGTTCGCCTACAAAGAGGTGACGAGCACTGGAACGCAGTCGGCGACGTGGTCATGGGCTACCTCCGGGGAAGGTATTGCTTCGTTGGCGACCTTCGGAACGTCCGGATCGAGCGATACTCTTCTGGGGCAAGCGCTGCTTTAACCAATGCCAGTCTGCCTCAGCGCCACCGGATTCCCCTCCGCTCAGCCGGCGGGGCCTAGCTTCACCCCGCTGATCTTGGCAACTCCGGTGATTGGGCAGCCGCTGAATTACACTACCCCCGGGTACGCAGGGCCAGTGACTGGGCAGCAATGGTATTGGAATACGGGATCGGGGCCAGTGCTGATCCCTGGGGCGACAGGGGCGACCTACACGCCAAGTCTTACAAGTGCACGGGGTGGAGCAAGCGATGTCGGTGGGTTTCCCAGTGTAGCAGTAATCACTCCCTTTGGCACTTATCGGAGTCAAGAGTTCGCGGCGTCGAGTCAGGTTATTGCCCAAACGGGGGTGTTGACAAAGGCTAGCCCCACCTCGGGAACGAACTTCATCGCGACGGAAGCTACCACGATTACAATCCTGACTGTGTGCATTGTGCGGCTAGTCTGCCCTCTTGGGCCGAACCCGACATTCTACATCGAGACGACCGTAGCCCCCGGGACGTATACGGGGGGTGTGGGTAACTTCGGTGACCCGACTTTGTTGGGGGGTTCGCAGTTCAGTTGCAATGTTTATTCGTATTTGTCTCTGGCTCCCGCGGCGTGCGTGGACCAAGTGGCGGCTAGGGCGGCTACAGCTACTCGCCCAGCGGCTAGCACTGGAGTCGGGTTCTTTACGAAGAGCGGGGCGCTGTACGACGCGAATGGTCATCGCTTTGATGGTCGGGGGATTAACCGATTGCACTGGGATTGCAACCGTCCGGGGAATGATACTGGGTTGTTCAACGCGGAAGCCAACATCCATCGCCTGTTTGTGGACACCTCCCAGAACTGGGCGACGGTAAATCAGCCCCTTGTTGATGCGATGATCTCGCACAGTGTTGTACCGCAGTTGGTAATCCCGTATGTACGAGCGAACTTTCAAGCATCGTTCTCTGGCACGACGATGACGGTCACTGCGATGAACTCGGGGGTGATTGGGTGTGCTGCGGCGTTCAGCTCGGGGGCGGGAGGAGGATTTATTTCGACTGGGGTGTCTTCGACCACGGTCATCAAAGCACAGTTGACGAACACTAACCCGAGCGGGATTCCGGGGAAAGAGGGTACGTACACTACAAGCACGACGAACAACATTGCGACTCCGCAGAACGTTGTGTACAGTAACGGTACGACCGGGCAGACCGCTCCGGACTTCGCCGTAGCCGCGGCGCAGGTGTGGGTTGATAACTACTCAAACTTCGGTCCCTACGAACGGTGGATGCTGCTCAACATCATCAACGAATGGGGAGCGTCCGCGGGAACCTACACGGCCTCGTTCTCAGGGACTACGATGACGGTCCCCTCGAGCTCGGCTAGCGTATACCTCAATCAGCGGATCAATGGGACTGGGGTCACACCGTGTAAGGTAGTTCAGTTCCTCACGGGTACCGGCCACAACGGGACCTACCAAGTTGACGTGGATCAGGGCACGCTCGGCAACACCACGATGACAGATGTCACTTGGCGCGACACCAATATCACCATGGTGCAGATGCTGCGCACGGCCGGCTATAAGGGTACGATTGTGCTGGATGCCCCCGGGAGTGGGCAGGACGCGCCGTCGGCTGGGAGAGCCTGGACCATCATCAATCATGCAGCGGCAATTCAGTCTGCCGACCCTCAGCAGAACATCCTTGTTGAATTGCATGTCTACGGCAGTTACCCCGCGGGGTGGTTGGCGGCGACCGCTCAGGCACTTGCTACCGCCTCGACCTCTTCGGGGATTCCTTACTGCATTGGAGAGTTTGGCCCGGCTAACCAGAATGCCGCGTCCGGATCTATCTCGACAGCGCAGACTCTCGAAACAGTTTCTGTGTCCTTTGCCTGTAGGCTGGGGTGGAAGTACTGGGCGTGGGATGATCCAGTGAACGCCACTAACACTACTACCATTTACTACGCGGCTTGTCTGAAGGCTAACAGCAACTGGTTCTCGACGTCGGACCCAGCGGAGCTTACCGCCGCGGGCAGACAGTTGTTGCTCGATAGCACCTACGGTTTGACATTCATCACCGTCCCCGCTACCATCTTCCCGTAACCCAACCTCGGAGAATTTCATGTCTGACGATCTTGACCCACTGCTTTCGCGGATGCTGAAGGAGCACGATAAGGAAGAGTTGTCTGATCTGTTCGCCTTCGCAGTGGATAGGTGGTTGGATAAGCAGTTTGCGAAGTTTGGCAAGTGGGCTGTGGCAGGGGTAGCGGCAGCGCTCTTTGCCTGGATTGTGAAACTGTATGTTGCCTCTGGGGGTGTGAAGTGAGTACTGCGCAGTATGTTGTTACTAAGGCGTTCGAGGACGCTGGAATTTTGACGCTGGGAGGAACCCCCTCTTCGGATCAGTACAACCGTGGAATGGATCGGCTGAACGATATCATCAACCTCTGGGCTACCCAAGGATTGAAGTTGTGGCTCAACGAAGACATCCCGGTGACACTGGTTGCGGGGCAGACGACGTACTCGATGGGGCCAGGAGGGGACGTCAACATGACAAAGCCCCTGTCGGTGTTTCAGGCATACTACCTGACCAGTACGCAAAGCCGGCAGCCGCTGACTATCCTCTCGCGGGATGAGTGGACGAGGTTGAGCCAGACCAATGTACTAGGATCCCTCAACTCGTTCTTTCCGGATAAGCAACTGGCCTTCCTGTACGTCAACTTCTATAACACTCCCGATACGACAGCGGCGACGGGCACGGCTCACCTCATCACGAGGATTGCCGCGAGCAATGTCTCTTCCATCTTGAACAACGTTGACTTCCCTCCTGAGTGGACGATTGCTCTCCGCTGGGCTCTCGCGGATGAGTTGGCAACCAACCAGCCGAAAGAGATTCAAGACCGCTGCGCCCAACGAGCAGGGGCGTATCGGACTGCCCTCGAGGATTGGGATGTGGAAGACGCTCCGACGTTCTTTGCCCCCGACTCTCGAATCCAGTACGCAGGCGGGAGGTTCCGGTGACCGATCCTCGATCTGTAGTTCTGCCGATCTTTTCTCCAATCTCCAATCGGGATCAGAGTATCCTGAAAGACTCCCGTCTCTACAACGGGTTTGCCGAGAAGGGGCAGGGAGAGAGCAAAGAAGAGGTGTGGGTTTATAAGCGACCAGGGTTGAAGTACTCTTCGACAGTGGCCGCAGGAACTGGGCTAGGGGTGTTCAACTGGAAGGGAGATATCTATTCCGTCTTCAACGGCCACCTCTACAAGAATGGGGTGGATAAGGGCGCGGTGGATACGACCAGTTCCTATACTTTCACGTCGTGCCTGGGGGCGACTCCGAAGCTCTTCCTCAAGAACAAAGCGAAGGCGTATAACTACGACGATGGGGCGGGGTTGGTACAGGTCACGGACGTTAACTACCCCGCGACGACGGTGAGGGGGTGTGCGTACCTAGATGGGACGACGTACATCTTCACCCCTACCTCATCCATCAATGGAGATGACTTTAATGATCCTACAACCTGGGACCCCCTCAACACCCTCCTCGTGCAGATCGAGCCCGACGCCCCGCAGTGCCTGGCAAAGCAACTCGTCTACATCATCGCAATCAAGTCGACGGAGACGGAAGTCTTCTATGACGCGGGCAATGGGACGGGATCACCACTTGGCGCTGTTCAGGGTTCGAAACTTGGGGTGGGTGCCCGTTCTGCAGAGTCCGTTGTTCGATGCGGAGATGATCTGGCCTGGGTGGGGACTACGACGGAAGGGGATATCCAGGTCATGTTCATGTCGAAGGTCCATGGGGAGAGTATTTCAACTCCTCCGGTGGAACGGCTACTCGCCCCCCTTGACTTCAGTGTGGTCTACGCGTGGTCTGCAAAAGTGGCTGGGCACCGCTACTACGTGGTTACGATCAAGAATAGTAATCTGACGTTGGCCTTCGATCTCACGAGTGGACTGTGGTACATTTGGACTGACCCGAATGGGAACTACATTCCTATTGTGTCGGCGACCTACAACTCGAGCGCTCAGCCAGTGCTGCAGCATGAGTCGAACGGGAAGCTGTATACCTTGGATGCGCAGACGTTCCAGGATGACGGAGTGAATTTCACCTTTTCGTTGTTCACTCCCAACTTCGATGGGGGAATGCGGACAACGAAGACGACGGGGACCATTGATGTAGTGGCAGATGAAATCAACACCAACGTCAACATTTCTTGGAGCGATGACGACTACCAAACCTTTACGACCCCGAAGACGGTTAACTTGAACCAGGGGCGTGTGACAATCCAGGACGGAAGTTCGTACCGCAAGAGAGCCTACAACATCACTAACACCGACAACACATTCCTCCGCATCAAAGCTCTCCAACCGATGACGGCAGCGAGTAACCACTAATGGCCTTTCAACCAGTCCCGACTTACCAAGACCCGGTCGAAGTTGACAAGAGGACTGGGAAGTTCCAATTCAACCCTACGTGGTTGAGCTGGTTCTTGACGCTGAGCAATGGAGGGTTGTCGAATACGATTCAGCATAACTCTTTGCTAGGTCTGCAGGGGGGTGGAAGTGGGCAGTTCTACCATCTTACCTCGACGCAGCTTAACAGTATCCCCTTCCGTAACACTGGGGCTATTGCGACGATTACCCCGGGAGCCTCTCCCTATACCTACACCAACTCCGATGGCTTCGACGAGGACGTGATTGTGCAGGGGGGGACGGTATCAAAGATCGAGTTTGGGAGAGGGGCAACGTTTCAGGACGTTGGGCTGACAGTGGGGATGTACCATCTCTCCCCCGGGGATAAACTGAAGGTGACCTATACGGTCGTCCCGAATATGGTAAAGGTGCCGCGATGAGCTATGAACTGGAAATCAAACCGCTGCAGGGGAATGTGACGACGGGAGAGTTGATGGCCCTCGCTCGCAAGATGATTGCAGAGAGCCGCTTTGCCCGGCTGGGGGTGGACACCGACAAGCTATTCTTCCACGCAAGCGATATCTTGGCGAATGAAAAATCGCTGGCTTTCGGGGCGTTCAGCTTCGGTGTATTGTCGGGAATGGCAATTGGGGTTTGTGGGGAAGTTCTCCCCTTCACCTCGTCGATCGTGGCGACGGAACATTACCTGTACGTGGTGCCAGAGCATCGGGGAGGGTCCGCTGCTCCCGCTCTCGTCAACTGCTTTATTCAAGAAGCAAAAAGGCGGGGAGCGAGGGACGTGGTACTGAGTAACGGTTTTGGCGGTGACGCGGCGAAGGCTGAACGTCTCTTCGAACGATGCGGGCTGACCCGTGTCGGAAGCATCTTTACTCTTGGAGATTGATATGTGCGGTGGACTTGTTGGTGACGTTTTCGGTGGCGTGGACAAGCTCGCCAATTCGATCAACCCGATGAAGCAGCCAATGCAATGGCTGACGGACAACACTGTTAGCAAGGTGTTTAAGCCCGCGGGGCAGGCTTACGACTATTCGAATAGCCACCCGCTGGAAAGCCTCATCGCGATGATGGCGGCCGGAGCAGGTGCGAGTGCTCTAGGAGGTGGTGCGGGAGCTGGAGAGGCAGGAGCGGCGGGCGCAGCTGGCGCGGGAGCTGAAGCGGGAGCTGGTGCTGGAGCTGCGGACGCGGGCTCTATTAATCTCTTTGCCGATGCCGTTCCGGGAGCGGCTGGGGATGTCGGGGCTACCGCAGGGGGGATGTCGGGGCTTGGCGCGGACACGGCCGGCATTGGGATGGGAGAAGGGGGGAACTCTGGTGGGTCATTCCTCTCAAGTCTCCTGGGGGGCGGCAGTTCGGGAGGTGGCGGTTTCGGCCTTAACCTCGGCACCGCAAAGAACGGTCTCGGCGCCATGCAAGTTCTCTCGAGCCTCTACGGAATGGAGCAGAGCAGGAAGTTGCAGAAGGGGGCGACTAGTGGAGCCATGTCGAAGGCGGGACTGCAAGCGGTGCAACGATCGATGGCAGCGCAAGGATACCAAGGCTCGGGCAACATGATGCAGGCCCTGAGTAAGTACGGTGCCGATGCGTACTCGGGGAACCTCGCGCAACAACAAGCAGGTCTCTCCAACACCATGTCTAGTCTGGGTCTGTTGACTGCCGGCATCGGCAATATGGCAGGGTGGGGCGGAACGGGGAATAAGCCATGAGCGGCATCGGTCAGGAGTTCATGGCGCCGGTACTCCAGGATCAAACATATCGGCAAAATGAGCAGACCCTTCCGGTGGAGCTTGCGCAGAAGGCTGCGAGCACACGATATACGACAGCGCTGGCGGATAGGGTTGAATCGGAGACGGCGGCGGAGAAGAAGGTGGCGGCTGCGATGGCGCAGCAGGCTGGGATGCCTCCGGGAGCTGGTGGGGCAGGATCGATCTCCGATATGCTCCTGAGCCAATCGGACATGTGGGCAAAGGCGGGGAGTCCCGTCAAGGCCGCAGCATTGGCACAACAAGCTGCCCAGGCAAGGGCTCACGAAGCCACAGCTCGTGCGGCGCAGGTGCGAGAGGCTGCCGCCCAGGTCAAGATGCAGGGGGATCAGTTCAAACGGGCGACGGAACTACTTAGCGGGGTAAAGGATCAAGAGAGCTGGCAAAACGCCAACACCCTCTTTGAGAAGGAGACGGGACAGGAGAGCCCGTTCAAAAGTATTCCCTACGACCCGGGTACGGTGAAGGCGCTGCAGGGAGCTGCCATGACCGCCTACCAAAAGGCGCAGGTGGAGCTGCGTGGTAAGGCAGTACAGGCGACGATTACGAATGTTGCTTCGGAGATCAAGAGCCGCGCGGTTCGGGATGGGGTGGCGCTGGAGCGGCTTCGGGTTTCCCAGCAGCGGGAGCAGAGGCTCTCCAAGGCGGGAGGGAAGGATATTGGAGCTCCGGGGAAGGCGGAAGTGTCAGCCGCGGACAAGCTGATTGGGGACACGGGACTGGAAGGGGATGAACGGGATGCCGCGGCTTTTTCGATCGCGTCCGAAGCAAAGATGCTGCGGAGGAAGAATTCGGCGCTGAGTGCGGATGAGGCGTTGCGTCAGGCGGCACTCACGGCGAAGATGAACGGGAGCATCACACCGGGGCAGCATCATCTGCTCTCCCGCAATGAGCCCGCAAAGTTTACCGCCCCCGTTTCCCTCCCCTCTAGCGGTAAGAAGTCTGACCTCGTCATCGGTCAACTCTACAAACAAGGAGACAAGACCGCAAAGTGGACGAAGGATGGGTGGCAACTGGTAGGCAAGTCCGCGCCGAAGGCGGAGGCTCCTAGTGGCGGTGGGGGTAGCTCCGACGGCGAAGACCCTGAAGGGGACGACAATGAGTGACATCCCCGCGTTCCCTTCGGAAGGAGGGGCGGATGCTATCCCGGACTTCCCGACGGGAGGGAAAGCTGCGACTACGAAGGTCGATCCCAAAACGCAACCGGGATATGAACCTCCGTTCGATTGGCACGACCTCTTCAACTTCAAGGGGCAAGCCCAGAAGAATGTGAAGAACCTTGAGTCGGCCGCCGACATGGCGTTGGCTACTCCAGGGATGGTAATCGCCAGCGGGGAGGACGCACTCGTTCGTGCTGGGCGGCAGATGGAGCCGGGACAGACCCACAAGCAGATCTCGGCCGCGGGGACGCAGGCCTACGATGCGATCATGGATAAGGCCGGGAGTCCTCTGCACAAGGTGCTGAAGTGGGCAGGGATTGGCGGGGAGGGAGAGCCTTCGGACATCGACAAACTGATGGGGAAGGCCGAGGATCTAGTGAGTTCGAGCGGGGATGAGGTCGCGCGGAAGACTCAAGGAGCGATTAACTCTGACGATGTGAAGTCGGTGTTCCGTGCGGCTATGGCTCTAGCGGGAGGGAAGGGGCTGAAGGAGGGGTTGACGAAGCTGGCTCAGAGAACTCCGAACGTCACTTTGGACGCGATGAAGTCGGCTCCGGAGGTGGAGCGGGCAAAGACTTATCAAGCCGCTCAAGAGGCGCAAGAGCCGCAGGCTCCTGTAGAGATGGCGGGGGAGGGAGCTACCGCGGCGGTTGAGGCGTCGGCAGCGAAGACGAAGTTGGTTAGCCCCAAGGATCTGACCTTCGACCCGGTCAAGGGGACGCTGGAAGAGAAGGCACCGGAGATTGGAAAGGAACTTCCGAAGCCGACATCGTTGGAGAGGGCACTGGAAAAGGCCAGCAACGGGAGAAGGTTTGACCTCACCGCTGACGAACGAGTGGCCTTGCGAGGGCTGGATAACTCCCCTCTAGAACAACCCATCATCGACGAACAGGGGAATGTTCTCCGCCGTGGGGGAAGGTTTGATCGGGAAGGCGGAGCTATCGATCCGAAGTTGATGGCCCGTCTCGCCGCGGTTGGACTGGGTGCTTGGGCTGGAGCTTACTTCGACGACGAGAACCAAGCAGAAGGGGCTATCATGGGAGGGGCTGGAGCCCTCGCTGCCGCGGCTTTCCCCGTCCGAGGCTTTGTCAACACGATGAAGAAGTTCGCCGCCGAAGATACTCGAATCAAGATTAACGAGCTGGCGGACGCACACGAGAAGTATGTGAAGCTCGCTGCCAACGATGTCTGGGCTTTGCAGAAGAAGGTGGAAGAGTTGGCGCCGGATAAGACGGGGAGGGAGAAGATCACCCACGCTATCGAGGCGGGGGACCTGACTAAACTCAACCCCAATCAGATCAAAGCAGCCCACATCGTCAAAGATTACTTCACGGGGATCGGGGAGGTGGCGAGCCTTGAAGGGGTATTGACTTCCGCCCGGGAGAACTATGTTACCCACCTCTGGGACTGGTCGAAGAACAAGGGGCTGTTTGAGAAGTGGATGGATCGGGGGACCGGGGCTCCGGGGATGGGAGTGAACAATCGGTTTGCGGAGGAGCGGTCGGTGCCAACGATCGAAGCAGGGAAGGCTCAGGGGCTTACGCCCCTGACCGAGGATATCTCTGCGATCATGGGGATCTATGGGAACTCCATGAGCCGATCTATCGCGAACTCGGTGTTCACCCGGGCGCTGAAAAACGAGAAGGTACCAGGGACGAGCATGGGGCTGGTGATAAAGGCAGAGGATGCCCCGCACTCTTACCAGAGCATTAACAACCCGGCGATGCAGGGGCTAAAGGTGCATCCCGATATTGCTCCGAGCCTGAAGATGCTGTACGATGTGAGCTCCCCTGGTGCGGCGATGAAGATCCTGCAAGGGGTGTCGGATACGTCGAAGAGGGCGGCCGTGGGCTTCTCGCTGTTCCACGCGAAGGCACTGACGGACGCGATGATCGGCGGGACGAAGCTCACTAAGATCCCCGGGAATGTGGCGAGGAATTGGAGGGGGATGTTCCAGCCAGCGACCAATATGTACCTTGAGGAACTCAAGAAAGGTAGTGCCTCTCCGCTGGTTGAAAGAGCCGCTGAGGGTGGGTTGAAGTACTCTCTCGAAGGAGAGGGTGCGGGGGTAGAGGATGCGGGGAATAGCTTCTATTCTGCGATGACGTCGGTGCAAGAGGGACTGGACAAGATGATCCCCCACGCAGGGCTTCCGGTCAAGGGCCTCATCGAGATGAATAAGAAGCTCGACACCTTCATGTGGGCGCGGTTGCACGCGGGGATGAAGCTCAATGTGTTTGCAGATAAGCTTCAGGAACTCACCGACAATGCCGCGAAGAAGATGCAGAAGGACCCGACGAAGGCGCTGACATCAGATCAAGCGGCACGCATCGCGGCCAGCTACACCAACGACCTGTTTGGAGGGCTGAACTGGCGTCGAGTGGCTGAGGATTCGAAGAGTTATCTTGGGCGCCAGTTGGGGCAAGCTATGCTCAACCCTGGCGCTCGCCGAGTACTAGGGATTATGATGTTCGCCCCCGACTGGACCATCTCCACCACTCGAGCGGCGGTTAAGGCGTTTGGCGGGAAGCCTGACTTCCTCCGCCCCACTACGCTCGCGGGGTTGCACCAGCAATATCTTATTCGTGCTGCTATGTATTACCTTGTGGTGGGTGACGCTATCAACTACACGATGAGTGGCCACCACCTCTGGGACAACAAAGATCCTACGGTCCTCGACATGGACCCGAAGGGGGAGCGGCATATGCAGTGGTCGAAGCACACGATGGAACCGGTGCACTGGTTGACGAAGCCTGCGCAACAGGCGATCAACAAGTTGGGGATGATTCCGCGGGAGGCAACTGAGCAAGCGCTCAAGGTTGACTACCTCTCCGCGAAGGGTCGGATGGCTCCCATGAAGGAACGTCTCCCTCACCTCGCAAAGAACTTCCTTCCCATCTCGGCGCAGCAAGCGGACCAAGGAGGGGCGGGGAGCATGTTCGCCGGGTTCGCTGGTGTCCCGATCTACGGCAAGACCGCGGAGCAGAAAAAGAAAGACCGCGAAGAGCGGCGGAGGAAGAAAGAGCGGGAGAAGCGGAAATGAAACCCCGAATCATTTGGCTGAGTCAACTGAGCCGTTGGATCTGTTTCGACCGCTTGACCACTGTCGTGGGACTTGGCCACAACCCCTCCGACGCCCTCCGTTGGTACTTATTCGGAAAGAAGGCGATTCATGGAACCGGTAGACACTAGGGCGGAAGTGCTAGAGGGCGAGCTGCGTGCGCAGACGGACCTCGAGGACTGGGTGTGGAACGATTGTGATCTGCAAAGTGGGGAGGTGGAAGATGAAGATTCTGGTGATTGACACAAGTCAAGACGGCGTGCCGTTCGCGATCCGCGCACAGGCCCGGGGTCATGACGTCCGTATCTTCCAGCCCCCACGCACCACGGGCGAGGCGCAGCTCGCAGGGAAGGGCTATGTCAACCAAGTGCGGGAGTGGAAGCCCTCGATGAAGTGGGCCGACCTGATCGTCATGACCGGGAACTCGATGTACCTAGATGACCTCGAACCCTACTACGAGAAGGGCTTCCCCATCATCGGGTCGAACAAGAAGGCAGCTGCTCTCGAACTCGATCGGGCATTGGGGGACTCCGCCCTCCGTCTTGTTGGCGTCGACACTCTCCCTTACGAGGTGTTCGATACGATAGACGAAGCTATTGCTCACGTATATAAGACCGGCATTACATACGTATGTAAAGCCTGGGGAGGTGTCGAAGACAAGTCCCTGAGTTTTGTAGCCAAGTCCCCCGCTGACATGATCTTCCGTCTCCAACAGTGCAAGCGCCTCGGCAAGATGAAGGGGAAGCTCATGCTCCAAGAGAAGGTGAAGGGAGTGGAGATGGCGGTCGCGGCTTGGTTCGGTCCGGGGGGGTTCGGCCAGTGGAAGCGCGAGGTGTTCGAGGAAAAGAAGTTCATGAACGAGGGACTGGGGCAAAACACGGGAGAGATGGGGACGACGATTCGTTATGTCAAGAAGTCCCAACTCTTCGACGAGGTCTTGGCTCCGATGGAGGATTACCTTCATGGAACAGGGTATGCGGGGAACGTGGACGTCAACTGTATCATCGTGGGCAACAAAGCTTGGCCGCTGGAGTTTACTATGCGGTTCGGCTGGCCCGGGTACAACATTGAGAGCGCCCTCCACGTCGGGGACGAAGCGGAACGACTCTACGACTTGTGGGATGGTAAGGATACCCTTCGTGTCCGAGAGGGAAAGATTGCCGTGGGAGTCGTTATGGCTCACGGTGACTTCCCCAACTTCAAGTGGTGTCCTGAGGAGGTATCTGGTCACCCGATCACGGGGATTACACCGGCTATGGAGCCGCATATTTGGCCGCAGTGGGTCATGAAGAAGAAAGCACCAGTGATGAAGGGGGATAAGGTGGTGGAAGAAGAGACTTGTTGCACTGCGGGTCACATTCCGTTCACCGTCACCGGGATTGGGGATACAGTGGAAGCGGCCCAAGCAGAATGCTACAACCGTGTGTGGAAGATCGATTGGCCCTCCAATCGAATGTTTCGCACTGATATTGGCTGCCGACTTGAGAGCGGTTTGTTGAAGCTCCAAGCCCACGGCTACGCGAAGGGGATGCGCTATGCCTAAGTGGACTAGAGGACGTGCCGACTTCCTCGAACTCGGGAGCTGGAACGTCCAATGCTCCATGTGTGGACGAAAGCGGAAGAGCGGTGACGTCGTCCAAAATTGGCAGGGTCTGTGGCGTTGCCCAGAGCATAATGAGCCGCGCCAACCCCAGGACTTCGTCCGTGCCCCCGTCGACAACCAACTTCCGCCTTTCGTCCAGGTGAACACCTACGACTACGTTTACATCTGCGACCCAGAAGGTATCACCGCTATTTCCGATTACGCTGTTTCCGATTGCGCGATCGCCGATTTCATCTCTCCCGCCTTTGACCCTAATGTGACGGATTAACTATGTCTGACACCACTTTCATTCCCCGCAAGACTAGCATCGTTTCCACGTGGCTTAACGATGTGAATGGCCTGACATACCATGGCGTGCGCACAGGAGATTCTGTGCTGGCTGCCGCCATCATGCAGTACTCCGAGGGAGGTGCTGGCGCTGTCCAGCGCTCTATCGCGTCGAAGCTGCAAGAGCAGGTATCCGTGCTGGATTTTGGGGCGGACTCGACGGGAGCGGTTGATAGCTCTGCGGCCTTTCAGGCTGCTGCTGCTGCTGCCCGCACTGTGTTTGTCCCTGCAGGGGTGTACAAGCTTACTTCCTCAGTCAACGTTCCCGCGGGCACTATCATACTCGGGGCGGGAGTTCTCTCCACCGCCATCAATGGATATGGGGTAGACCCCTTCCACGTCGCCGCCGGCGTGTCCTTTGTCCTGTTCAAGGACTTTCGATCGGAGTCGTTTACCTCTGGAGGAGGTGCTGACCCAAGGACATTTACCTGCGTTCGCACTTTAGGAGTTAGTGGGAATACCAACCAGTACATCAACTATGAAAACCTCTATCTGCAGGGGTGGAACAAGGCCATTGAAAACGATTATGTTTTCAACTCCAACCTTGACAACGTGACTACGGTAAACGTCAACATCCCACTGGACCTCTTCGGCCAGTGCGTTGGCACTGTAATCAACAGCTCCCACTTGGTAGCCAACAGCGGGCTGTACTCTATCCAAACCCGGAAGGATTCGGGAATACAGGGAGAAGGCCTTCAGGTGTCCAGCACCCTGCTTTCGAGCGGAGTTAGCGCGGTGAAGTCCGATGGGTTCTTGTCCATGGGGTTTGACGCTAGCTGCGTCATTGATCTGTGCAGCGGGAAGGCGTTTGACCTTTCTGGAGTTTCGGGGTTTAAGTGTGACGCCCAGTGGGTCTACTCTACCGATAGCTGCTTCAACTTTGCTGATCAGGGTGCTCCTGTAGAAACGAATGCAGTGATTAATGTAGGGCTTGCTACCTGCGCCGGCTCGGCCACGGCCGTTTACTGGGGGGCGAACAATAGCGGGTTGACGCTGCTGGGCAACATCTATCTCCCATCGGGGGCAGGGTATCCCGTGAGCGTCAACGGTACCAATGCCACTATCCGCCCCTACATCAAGAATGGGACAGCCCAGGCGGCGGTACGCGTTAACACCGCAGGCAACACCATTGCACAGTCAGGGGATCGAAGTGTCGAGTGGGCCGTCTCTCCCATTGCGACCCTGCCGTCCAACAACGCTCTGGTGTTACCGCGCAACGGCTGCTCAACAATCCTCATCAGTGGAACTACGAACATCACCTCTATCAGCGCGACGAGCTGGGCAGGGCAAGAAGTTACCCTTATCTTCCAAGGGGCCCTGACTGTCACCGATGGGAGCAACTTACATATCGCAGGAAATTTTGTGACCACGGCTGATGATACTCTTCGGCTGGTCTGCGACGGAACTAACTGGTACGAAACTTCTCGCTCAGTCAACTGATGAACTTGACCAGCATCCCTTTGGCCGTGTTGAGAATAGCCACCTGCCCCCCCTGAGTAAACGACGATAGAATCCCCGCGAAGTCTTTTGCATCCGGGAAGTAGCTCTGCGAGAACCGATAAAGTTCTTTGTAGTCTACTTCCCCTTTCTTCTGGATGAATTCGAGAATTTTGACTGCTTGCTGGGCCTGCTCCGACTTCCCAACTTTCGCGAACACGAAATGGGCAGAGTCCTCGGTGGAACAGAGCATTGTGTTGGCTATCTGGATGTCGTTGAAGGTAATGACGGGTTCGTCGCGCTTCGAGGCAGCGATCACCATCGCGAGCTTGTGGAGATGGGCTTGCTTCCGTGCGAGGTAGTTGTTCACCCAATCCTGGTTATCGAGGGAATAGGT